ACACCTGTAATAGTGCTACCAGTCATTTGTGGTTCAATTGCACCTGAACCAACTACATTACGTGTTTCAGGATCAACAATTACTAATATTGGAGGACTCTGATAATTTTTACCACCACTTATAACATCAATTCCGATAATTCTGTTTGAATCTCTAACAGTAATACTAGGTGATATTGATGCTTCTGGTCTTAATGTTTTATCTGCAGAATATTCAAAACCTGGATCTAAAATATTAACAGTTTTAATTCTATTAATAGAGTTAGATAAAGGTAATACTTGTCCACCAGAACCAGAGGTAGATGCCATGCTAACGAACGTTGGTAGTGTGACATAACCAAACCCACCAAAGTTAAGTTTAACGTGCTCTACACCGCCTGTGGTGTTCTTGGAACTTGTTGAGTATTTAAATGTACCTATACCAATATTAGTTGTTGTATAGGATAAAGATTCTGGTTCTTCTGGAAGAGATAAATTAAATGTTGTTGCTCCAACACCAGATACCAAATATTGGCCAGTATATGTACTATCAACGTAGAGAATCTTTGATCTGTTTTCAACATCAGTATCTGATGTACTAATAAATCCAGATTTTTCAATTGAATAGTAAAGTTGTTTTGGATTTGTATTTTGATATGTAATTGTAAGATTAGTTGTGCCAGCACCTACTACTGCAAATGTTTCTGTTGAACCAGTGGAAACAAATTCATTATAAAAATCTTCATCATAGAATATTCTAAAATTATAATCATTTAACGAACTATGAGATAAATCAAATTTAATATTATTATTTTCAACCACTTCAATTTGTGGATTTATACGTGATAACTCTTGTCCCGATCCACCTGTATTAGTTGTAATTGCAACAACAGTTGGTGGGAATTTTTTAACATCATATAAAGTCTCACCTAATTGAATTACATCATCATCAATTCGATAAACATAGTAGGATCCTGTAGATAGTCCAGTCGCATTTCCATCATAGAATACCTTCTCACCTGTTTTTAGATTATGCTTACTTAAATTAAGATCATTAGTTCTAACAGATGAATTATTAAAAGATATTGGATTAATTAATAGTTTTCCATTTTCAGCGTTATATTTAACTGTTGTTACTCCAGTTTGATTTGGTTCAACAACCATTTCAACAGAATCACCATCTAGTAAACCATGTGATGTTGATACTGCGACTGTTGATGTAATTTTTTGTGTCTTTGCTGTTACTTGATCAAAATTACTTTCAAGTAGATATTCGTTATCATTTGAACCATTATATACAAACAATACACCATCGGTTGTCGATGCAAGATCACTTTGAGTTGCAAGTCCAATGAAGTCTTTTGATTTGTTGATAACATACAGTGTTTGTGTGTTACCTAATAGTGGAAGATTAAATTGTGCTCCACCAGAAGTATTGGATACAGTAAGAGCAAGACCTGGACCTGGTTTTGTTAAAGTTACTTGTTGGTTATTTTTAAATGGATGATTTGGTAAGAATATACTTTGAGATGGTACATCAACAGTAGTTGTTACCACACCAACTTGGAAACTGACTGTAGTTCCTACACCTACATTTGTACTAACACCAACAGATTCAACTGGATTGAAAAATACCTTATCATTTACTTTTGATTCAAAATAATCACTCTTAACAGATAGACTAAAGAAACTTGGAATTAATTTTACTAATTCTGAAACTGTATGTGCTGCACCAGATACACCTCTTTTAACTCTTAATGCAGATTTATCTTCAAATTTCTTTAAGACTAAAAACTTCTCTGTGCCAATACCAATACTACTTCCAACAGATATATTTTCAGGTATTGTGGAAACAAATATGTCTGTTACTATACCAGATGTATTGTTTGCTGGAATTTCTTGATATAATACAGTTCTTGCAGTTTCAATTCCAATCTTATGTGACTTTGTTAAATTTTTAACATAAGTTGAAACACCAGATATTGCAACTTGATCGTTTTCTTGAAGAGTATGTGATGTAGATATATGTCCTGATATTTGTGTAGGACTATCCCATACAAATACAACATCTTGATATGTATTAACAACTGTGTTTATATCAATAATTGGTTTACCAGTTACTCTTCCTATTTCTGCATTTACACCATTACCACTTGTGCCTGTGCTATCAAAAAGAACACCTTCTCCAACCGTATATCCAATACCTGGACTTACAACATTAAATGATGATACGTTTCCTTTTGTTGTTGATTCTACCTCTGCAGTTTGCTCTACTAATTCATTTGATTCAACAATAAAATCATTATCAGAAAAAGTATCTGCCAAACGATAAGGGAATGTATTTCTAATTAAATCAGATTCATTAAAATTAAAATTATCTTGATTTATAGCAAAATTCTCTTCGATTGGATTTGATCTATAAACATCACCTATAAAATATGGGAAAGTTGTTTCAAGCACATTATTTGATGGATTTACACCAATAGATGCAAAGTAAGCATAAGTTCCATTTGGAAACTCTGGAGTTTTACAATAACGACCATTACTAATATCTAAATCACCACTATTATCAAAAGCATAATCATTTACAAAAAATCCTGTCGCAAAACCTACTGGTCTATCGGCAATATTTGCAGCGTTTGATTTATAACTTGATGTGATTATACCAATAGAAGAATTAGCGTCATCGGCATCTGTATAACCATAAGATCCATAAATTGGATTGCCATCATATGCATATCCAATAATTGGAGAGTGAGCAGCACCTGTATCACCAAAAGCAACTCTTACTGTATCCGTATAACCTGTGACCGTGTATCTGATTTGATCGAGTGCATTTTGTGATTCAGCCAATATCTCACCACCAAATCGATCAAAACGACTGATTGATAGACCTCTTACCTGTGGTTCAAATATAGCACCAGTACCAGGTGCTGTAACTTTAATGGTTGTGTTTGTAGTTGCATATCCAATACCTGTATTAATCACAACTACATTTACTATCTCACCATTTTCAACAACTGCCCTTAATTTAGCACCTATCGCAGTTCCAAAACCAACAACTTCTAAATCAGGTGCTGCATTATATTCTTGTCCACCTTTTTGTACCTGTACAGATATTATTTTACCATTTGCTATGATTGGTTTTAACTCTGCCTTTTTACCATTCTTAATGTTTACAAGAGGTCTTCTTTCAAAATTCAATACAGTTGATCCATATCCAGTTCCACCATCATAAACATATGTCTGTTCAATGTTTCCTCTGACAACAGGAGTGACTGTAAGAATACCCACAGGTATTGTGTTTATTCCTGTAGGACCTGTTGATATGCCAAGATACTCAACTTCAACATTTAACACTATAGGTGGATATTGGAATGTATGTAAACCAGTTCCAATACCTGTAATCTCTTTATAATTACCTCTTATATAATTTGATGTGATTGTGCCACCAACACCTGCCTCTGCGAGTCTGAAAGTGTTATTATCAACTTCTATGACTTGATATTGTATTGCTGTTGATAGACCTGTTATAAGCGATCCTGTGCTCGAATATACAATCTTTTCTCCATTCTTAAATCCATGATTTTCAAATGTAATTGTATTATTTACTGTTGATACACCAACTGGTTTAATATTTAATTTACGATTACTATATCCCTTACCAGAATCTAATACCTTAACAGATTTTAAAGTATTTTGAGATTCAAACATTCTAAATTTATGAATTCCATTTGTAGCAATTGTGGTAAATCCAACTGTATTAATACCAGATTTAAAATCTGCAAAAGTTTCATATAATCGAATTGAACTCAATCCAACTACTTGTGGATAATAGATGCTTCCATCTTTTAATGTTCTTCCTGAATCTGCATCAGATCCACCGAAACCACCACCAGTTGTTCCAATTCCTAATTCAGCATTACCATTACGATCATAAACTAATGCCTGTCCGTTATGTAAATTATGCTCTCTTAAAAACTCAATCTGATCATGTTGAATATCAACTCCACCATCACCTGGCAAATATGACTGTCTAGCATCAAAACTTATTTCTCTGAATCTTTTTGAAAGGAAAGGTTGAAATACAGCACCTTCTCCATTACCACCACTTATAGTGACTGATCTTACATCGATTAAATCAAACTCTTGTGGATCAACTACTATACTTGTAACTACACCAGTAACAACAGGTTGAATTAATGCTTTACTACCAGTTCCTATACCTACAGGAGGATCAGTTAAAGTAATAGTTGGTGGATTTATTACATCATAATTAAATCCAGTATTCAATACATCGAGTGTTTCAATAGGACCAAAATAAATTTTATCTTCACTCTTGTAACTGACTATCTCAACACCATTCTTTAACATTCCAACAGCACCAGGTGTTGTTTTAATTGAATCACCTGATTTTATATCTTGTAATAACGGAAATTTTTTAAGTACTTTTTCAGGACCTATTTTCTTATTTGCTTGTGTTGCTAATTCAAAAGAATGAGTTACAGTTTTTGCAAGACCAACTGGTTCTGCAACTTCAACAAAATCATCACCAACAATGAAAGATAGTGATTTATATAATTTAATTTGGTTTTTATTTTCTAAAACTTTTACATTGTATGTGTTACCTGACTCTAAACCTAGTATTGGACTAGTAGATATTCCTGAAGTATAAACAACTTCATCACCTGTTATGAATGGAACATTTTCTGGAAATGATATAATTTGATATTTTTGAGTTACATTATTAAATTGACGTAATCTTGTACCACCTGTTTCTGTACCAAGTGCATCTGGTATCTCTGATTTAAAAGTTTTTACGTTTATATCATATGAAGGAAGTGAGTTAGAAGCAACATAAAAGTTTGTATCTAATTCATTATATACATTTTGTACATCACTTGTAAGAACATTATTTCCATACTTGATTGGTGTTGATATACTATTTGCTTTTTTAAGAACTCTTCTTACATCATGTACGTTTGATTGTATGTAAGGATATCCTTTCAAAGGATCAGTGAATGTAAGAGTCGTGCTTTGGAAAGATTTAGAGTCAATAATGTTATCAACTGTTCCAGTTGCAGTTACAGAGTAATCACTTCTCTGTATAATCTCAAATTGATCACCTACCTTTAGACTTGATTCATCTATTTCACTTTTTAAAGTGATGGCGTTCTGTCCAAAATCTGCCTCAAAAGTAGAGGATGTATTATAAATCCATGAATTTGCAAATATTTCTTTATTACTACGATTACTAATGGGATTAGGTATACTCTCACCCAAGTTTCTAACACTTATTTGTTCACCGATTGATGATTTGTTTGTATTCAGTATAGGAACAAAGTCATTTACTACACCTGTAATTCTCATTTCAACCTTTTTGGTTGGATCACCATTCTCAAAACCAAAAATAGTTTCACTAGATCTGATATTATCTGTAGAATATATGGGTGCAGTTATACCTTCACAATCTAAAAATTGATTTATTGTTTTATTAGCGTAAGTGATTGTGTTTACACCACTAACTACTGTTCCTGTTGTTCCAAAACCAACAGTTGAATCTACTGTAATTACTGTTGAACCTGTAGATACATTACCAATTACCTTTGTTTTACCAGGTATTGTAAATGTACCTTCTATTAATGATTCATCATTATAACCTACAAATAGATTTAATTTATAATATGTGCTAATCCCAGTCCTACCAAAGGATCTGCTGAATATTTCTACCTCTGATACAGACCCTTGTGTTCTGACATCACTTGATTTTTTAACTGTTTGTCCAACTAATTTATTCGGATCTCCTGATATTCTTTGTACAACTAATACTTCTCTTCGAGTAAACTCTGCAGTTGATGGTTTTAGAAGATAATTTTCAAGATCAATAATCTTTGGATCAACTCCATACAAAGCACCAAACAAAATTTTGAATGATTCTTCTGTACCCTTTGAACGATATAGAGACGTTGACTCTTTTATAAAATTACTTACATCTAAATCTGGTACAAAATTAGTATCTTCTAAACCTGGTGTAAATGTAAATTTAATTTTTTTGTAGAACTCTTTTAAAAAGTATGCACTTAAATTTACAACAGATGAACTGTTAGCATGAACAGCAGGAGTTGTGGTTGTAAATACTAATTCTTTAGGTGCATTATCAGCACGATATGTTGTAATACCACTAAAACCACGAGTAACACCAGTAAATGTATTAGTTGTTAATCCAGAATATGTAAATATCTCATCATTAATCTTGAATAGACCATACTTTTCAGGAAATCCCTTTGTGCTCGTTACATTAACAGTATTAACAGCAGCAGTTGTACCAATACCTACAGTTAAATCAGTAACACCAACGATTACTTCTGGTGTTAAGTTATCTAATTTTAAATACTGATCTAAATTATCGACAAGATCAGTTGGACCACCTCTGTGTTCCTGTGAAATATAATACTGCTTTAAAAAGTCTGATGCTTTTGGATTCTCTGCTAAAAGAAATTCGGGAAGTTGATTTTCAATTAACTGTTGTATTTGTACCCGTGCATCAATTCCAGTACCGATCATATTACCTTGTTAATTCTCCGTTCGAGTAACTTGATGTAACTTTGAAACCAACACCTGATATTTGCTCACCTGATGTAATGGTATCCTTAACCATATTTATCGTAGTATTTGAGATGCTAAAATCAAGGTATAAATCCTTCAAACCCACAACATCATTAGAATCTGGGAATGCTTGAATTTCAATAACATTATTTTCTTTGACTGTTGAAGTAATGTTAACTGTAGTCAAAATTATCTCTCCATGTATGTAATCTACTGTTCCTGCTGATTTAACAACAACCACAGTATTACGTAGAGAATCTTCTCTCACGATTGATATCACACCTAGACCAGATCCATCTAGATTTCCATTGTTATCCTTATTTGGAATATCAGTGATGTAAACTATTTCATTTTCACCTTCAATCGTAAATCCAGTGCTCTTAATATTCTTACCTTCTTGATTTATTCTGAATTGATTACCAAAACAAAGTTCATATTGTGCAAATGAGTTAAGAACTGCTCTTAAATTTCTTCTAATCTTAACTCTTGTGATATTCGATGTAATCGCCCTATCAATATCATCAATAATATTCAGTGCCTTACTATATTTGAATCTACCACCAAATTTATTAACATCGGTTGATTTAGAGTATGTTGTAAGACCCTCTATAATTCTTGTTTTGAGTGCATTTACATTACTGACCTTTGATGCATCAAAATAGACAAAAGAATCAAGTTCAACATAAAGTAATTTAAGATCAAGTATCTTTTGATTGATTCCTGCAAGTGAATAGTTCTTTAAATCCGCTAAAATGAGTTGCTTATCAAAATCTGACACATAATCACCATTTTTTGGTTTGATTGTAATTAAGACAGTTCCAAATTCTGGTGGATCTAATTCTTCACCACCAACTACAGAAACACTTTCGGTATTTGGGTAAATATTTTGAATTATTGCTTCATAGTCTCTTCCTGTAACTGCTCTATACTGTGCGGAGTATAATCTAGGTGCAAAATACTTAACAGAGTCAATTGATTCGATTTCACCACCATTTGCTGCCTTTGAAACGGTTGTTATGCTTGGTAATGCAGTTGGAGGGATGATATTTTTTAAAGTATCTAATACAGTTCCAGAATATGTAAAGTTTGAAGGTCCGTTACCTTCTCTTCCATCAGTTATAATATATCCTACAGTTATTTCTGTTCCATTTTCTAATTTTTTACCAAAAACACCATCTCCGAATAATAATTCATATTTTTGGTCTTGAACTTCTTGAATTAGGTATGTTAATGAAGTTCCTGTGACTCCTACAATGTTATCTACCTTTGAATACTGCAAACCAGGTGCATCATCAGAAGGACCTTTGACATAAACAACAATTGTTGAACTATCAACGAAAGAATTATCAATTATGAACCTCTGGTCAAGAGAACCATCAACTTCAAACAATTGCTGTACATAAGTTCCTTGATAAACAGTGATAGGATCTTCTAAAGTGCCAAAAGTTGCAACTCCATTATTTACAGTAGTCGTAATATCTTCAGAAATTGAAAAAGTGAAAGAATCTTCAGCAGAACTTGCCAAACACACTAGACCTGCCTTTAAGGTCAGTGAAGAGGTGTCATATGTAGTGGTATTGATTGATACAGGAAATGATATTTGTGCCCTTGCAGCGGTTCTGGAGCGTGGTACGTAACCAATGTTTCTTGCAAGTGAAACTACGTTTTCTCTTAATACAGCAGAGTCTAAAAATGACTCATTTACGACCATATTTGAGTTTACAGCAGTTATATACGTATTATATGCTAATGTATCGATTAAAACGGAAAAATTCGACCCTTCAAAGTCAAAATCAGTAAAATCTGAATTTGAACGGATGTAATCTTTGATCGAAGTCTTAATTTGATCAAAATCTAGGTTTGTAAATTTTGTAAAAGGCATTTACCTTGTTGCTTCCAGCATAAATGTGAATTCTTGTGTTACTAACTCGGTTCCAACAATGTCAAAAAACACTTTTACCTCGAATTCGTTGTCATCTGGACGTGCAATTGCCTCAACATTGACATTATCGACTCTTGGTTCAAAGTTTTCGATCACAGTTTCGATTTCTTTCTGAATTACCGATGCTGTACCGAAATCTACGAAGTCAAAAAGACTCTCTCGGACTCCAGAACCGATAATTGGTTGAAAAAACCTCTCTGTAGGAATAGTTTGCACTAAATTCCGTATCGAACGCTTGATTGCGTTCTCATTTTTGATTACAGTAAGGTCTTTTGTCACTGGATGAGGGTCAAAAGACAGACTAATATCCTTAAATGCTTGAGATATTCGTGTAACTGCCATTAGAACATGAGTTTTCTTGTTTTATTTATGACAGTTTTTACTAAAAATTATTTTTACCCTAAATTTATGTCAAAAGCGGT